CCCCAGCAGACATTTCAACTAATGATTCTACTGTATGACCGGCAGATATATAGTTGTCTATTACGTATTGTTGATCAGTACCTTTGTATTTTTCTATAGCATCAGGTTTTAAATTATCTTCAACGTATTGCTCTGCTACTTTACCATTCCATAATTCATTAGCATCATTATAGGCTTGATCTGCTTGATACCTAAAATCTTTTGAGGTTTCTTCCATACCTAGATTTTCAGTCAAATTAGCCATTCCACCACTAATTCCACCATAAATAGCATTACCAGCGGCAGCAACACTGTCAACAGTTTTACCTAATCCTTTATTAAAACCATAAGCACCGCTAGTTACTTTTTCTTTAAAAGATGGTTCTTCTGCTTTTTGTATATTTTCGTCTTCATCTGGTAAATACCATAAGCGAGGGTCTGGTTTTTCAGATTCATCAAAAAACCCACTATCTTTATGCTCACCATGTTTTTTTAAAGCATCTGCCCAAAAAGCTTTATCTTCTTCACTTAAATTAGTTTGATCTGGTATTTGCAGTTTTACTAAAGCCATTATTTACCTATAGCCCCTTTATTTTTATACATATTATATTCCTTACTGTTAGTATCAACAATTAAGTTTAAATTACTTTGTTCAATACCATATCTATCTTTAACAAACTTATTATAACCATCATTTATATCACCTAATTCATTTTCATCTAATATATTTACAGCATTATTTTTATTATAAGCATTTTTAGCAGCCCTCATTTTTATAATAGATTTTATTAATTTAGGTCTTTCTTCTTTTAAAAATTGTAATAAAGCTTTACGATCTCTTTCAATAGATGGGAATTTTGCAAGTACTCTATCACCCTCATCTTTTCCTAACTGAGCGCCAAGAATAGGCTTTAACATTTTTTCAAAATCTATACTACTTAATTTAGCATAATCTAAATTTGGATCTAAACCAAAAGCCTCTCCTAAAGTTCTTCTTATTTTAGCAACATAATTTGAACCAACTAAATTTGGTGTTTCAATAGCAATTTTACCAAGTCTATCATAAGTTGTTAATACGTTCTCACTAGATTCTAATTTAGGATCAAGTTTTTCTTCTATATATTTTCTGTTAGATTTTATATTTGTTGTTAATATAGTTTTTTGTTCTTCTTTACTCATAGGATTTTGAGCTTCCATTGCAGCTTTTTTCGCTTGAGCTCCATACAATTCAGCATGAGCTTTATTAGTTTCAATACTAGCTCTACTTGCTTCGGCAGAAGCTCTTAGTTGATCTTGTTGTAGTTTTCTTGTCTCTACAATAGCATCCAATTCTTGAGCTTGATATGTAGTTGCAAACCCCTTATAACTACCTCTATTTTCAGGAGGTATAGTGTTCATAATAGGGTTAAATATATCTTTTATCGGTAATGTAATAATTTGTCCGTCTTCTTGTTTAAACGCACTATGTCCGTTTTTAGAAAACAGATATTGACCCAATTTTTTACCTGTTTTTTCCTCATAACCGCTAATTAATCTTGGGGCTAATATGTCTAGTTGATCATACTTACCTTGTTGAATTAAACTACTAGCCATCTGCAAATCTGCATCGTAATCAGCAACAAAACTTTTAAGTTTTTCATCCTTAAGTTGGTTTCTACCACTCTCCATTTCAAGAGCATATTTATTCATAGCAAGCTCTTTTGACATATTCTCAAGTTCAGCAAGCTTAGCTTCTCTCTCTGAATCATGAGAAAATCCAGCAGCAAAACCTCTAAGAATAGCACTAGTATCAGCTTGACCTTTATTCATAGGTCTTCCTATGCTATCAGCTTGTTTGTTTAAAGCATCACTGAAATTATCCTTATATGTTCTTCTATTTAAAATATCTTGGTAATCTTTCATTATTTCTTTATTACCGGTTTAATTATTTTATCAGCTAAATTACCACCTAGTCCTCCTGCTAAAGTACCAAGTCCAGTTTTTACAATAGTACCAAAAGGATCATTATTAGCATTAGCTGCCTGTTCGTTTCTAAATCTTTCCTGTTCTAATCCGGATGCTTGCAGCTCATTAGATTGTTTTTTATACATAGCATCATTGGTAACACCTATTGCATTAATAGCGTTAGTATTGTTATTAGCTATAAAATTTAGTCCAATTTTACTTGGGTCTCTGCTATTAAGCAGATTTAACGTAAGCTCACGTCTAGCTAGTTCTGACTGTCTTTCCGCTTTACCTTTATCAAGTTTTAATCCCTCTGTTGCTAAATCCTGTTGTCTTTCTGCTACTTGTGCATTTAATATAGCATTTGCTCTCTGTTGCTCTAACTCCTCAACACCTAAATCCTGTTGTCTGATTTTAAGCTGGTTATCACTATCTTGTGCAAACTGCTTATACCTTAAATCCCCCTCTTGTGCTAAAGTACTACCTGATTTAATTAGATTATCAATAGACTGTTGTTTTAGATTATTTGCAAAAGCATATTCTTTAAGGTTATTTTCTATTTCAGTATCTACCTTTTGTTTTTGCAAACTAATCATAGTTCCAAGAGCAGTGGTTGAATTATTTAAACCCATTTCTCTTAGTTTAACATCTAATCCATTGTATCTAATATCAAAACCTCTATCCATAGCAAGTTTATTTGCATCTTTAAAAGCCCTTATCATTGGACCATATCTTTTAATTGTCATAGGATTTGATACTTCAAGTCCTGTTATAGTATCCTGCAAATCCCTAAGTCTATTACTTACATCACTAACAGCAGCAGCATAACGCATATCAAAAGGTAATAATTCTCTAATTTCTGGTAAATTCAAATCAATATTAGGCAAATTAGCTATTTCAGGCAACAATGTTTCAAAAGGAGCATCTAAAGGTACTCTACCGGATAGATCATTAATCCGGATTTCAGTATCACCGGCAGAACTTTCCAAATTTGATGCTTCATTTTCCAAATTAGATATTTCAGATTGCAGTCTTCCTATAATATCTGTATTTGATCCCACATTGCCAAAATTAGTATTAGAACTAGTTCTATTATACTCATCCTTTTTTTGTTGTATGAGATTCTTAAGTTGCAGATAACGTTCACCTTTAGGAGATTTTTTAAATACAAATTCCTGCCCGCTTACTGCATCAAACATCCTCATATAATTAATAGGAGGGTTATTTTTAGTAGCATCAATAGGTGTATAAGGTGTAAAATTTATCGGTGGAGCTTCATCGTCATCACCGCCAAAGAATCCTCCCATTAGCAAATACCTAAATAATAATATTTTTCATTATACTTCATAAATCCAAAATGATTAAGTAACCTCAAACTCTTGATATTGTTAAGCCTTGTAATAACTATATCATAACCTACTTTAGAGCATATATCAATAAACTTGCTTTTAAGATTAAAATACAACTCCTTATTAAGCCATTTGGAGCGGTATGGGATGCGAATAAACAAATCAAGTACTCCTTGCTTATTGGTTCGTTTAAATACCTTTATAATCCCTGTTATATTGCCATTATTGTATAACAATATATTTATTATACCTTTTTTAAAGTAAACTTTAATCATTATCGGTAACTCCTTTATTAATTAATGCTTGTCTTACTTCATCGTCAAAATGTCGGAGTCTCAACTGCCCAAGAGGGATACATCTACCCTCTACTCTACAAGTATCATTAGGTGCTATATATCCTTGTTGAAAATAACGCGGTTCGTTATAATCATCATACCAAGGTATGTTATTCCAATCTCCTATGTCCTGATAAGGTATTAAATGATCATCTTCAATACATTCAGGAGCTATATTAAATGATTCAAGCACTTCTGCTACATTTAAGGTTTGATCTTCTGGGAATTCATAACCTACATCAAGGTTTTTAAATAAATAAACCCGATTGTCTGAATATTCTCTAAGAGAAAATAATTGTGGGTTATAAATTGGATAAATAGTGCTATCCATAATTTTACTTGGTTGTAAAAATCCCGGAATAAATGCAAGTAGATTATCAACCCCTACATCATTTTCATATTTAACAGGTATAAATGGAGTATTGGGATTATTTGCAGGTTCATTAAACAAAGTACTATCTAATGAACCATCTATTATTTTATCGGATGTAATACTATTATCCTCAAAATGTTTTGTTTCTAAAATATTCACCGATAAAAAACTATTAGTTAAACTATCATCAATATTTAATTGACTTAATTTATCTATTTTATCACCTGTTATTGTATGATCTTCAATATCTTCATTTAATAATTTACGCCAAATATGAGTATTTTGATATCTACCAAATAAAATACCATAATCAACAGTACATCTTATAGGTATTACATTACCGGAATCATCAGTACATAATACGGAGTTATTAGGTATTTTCTGCAATTTATTAAGAGGTATGGAATTATCGTCTACAATATCTACAATATCTACCCAATTAATGTTACCATCACCTACATTAATAAGAAACTTATCAGGTTCAATTTTAAGACTTATGTTCAATATTTTTTCAAATTCTGTTTTTAAGGAAGTATTTATATAATTACCAAGATCATTAAATTCTCTATATAAATCTGCTGTTCTAAAACTTTTTATTGTTTTAGCTAAAGATTTAAATTTTTCTTTATTTCTAACGTAATCTGTTAACATTATACAAAACCTAATTTCTTTTGCAGATTTATATCAAGAGCATATTTATTTATGAATTTTTCACTTGTGACATTATTATAATTAATCCTATCAGGAATATTAATTATGTTGAAAGTATTATCTTTTAAATGATTTGATTTAATACTCAACTGATTTGCATTTTTTTTATAAGCTTTAGTGTTAGGTACAGCTTCAAGTTTTTGATAAATAATAGGTGGTACAGGTGTATAAATATTTTGCGGTATTTTCTGTAAATCAGCATTTGTATTTATTAAATAACTATACAAATTATTATAATACTTCAATTGAGCATCATAATTTGTAGCTCTTTCAAAAAAAGTATCATAATTTAAATTCCAATATCTAAAAAAATATCTTAAATCTTCCCCTGATGGACCTTTTCCTCTATTAAAATTATCAATAGAAATAAAACTACTAGCTGCAATACATAGTGAATATAACTGATTCAAATAATTATTAGCGTCTATTAATTGTTTGTTTACACTATTATATAAATTAAGTTTTTCAGTATATGCAGGATTTACATATACATTATCTGGTTGAGGGTCTTGGTAAGTATTTAATTGATAAGCATTAGCTATTGAATAAATACACAATTTGTAAGTATCTATTGTTTCAGTAGCATTCTGATCTGGTTTAGCTATTACTACTGAATTCAAAGGAATTACTGCTTTATGTAATATTCCTTTGCCAAATTTATCAAGATTGGTTAAAATCAATCTCATATCAAAACTATTATCCTTGATTCTATCAAAAGCAATAGAGTGATTTTGATAAGTTAGAAAAACATCTGCTCTTTCTCTAAATGTTTTTATATCAGGATGTAACTTATCATAAGTTATTGAGTAATAAGCAAATTTATTGTTATTGATACTATTATTAATAACATGTCTATTTTCTACTTTTATATTATTTACTAGATAATTTTTTCCATCATTATTAATATGATCTGATGTTATAGTATTTACATCAATGTTGTTAGCTAGAATAGTTTTATCATGAAAGTTATTGCTTTCTATTTTTATTCCCCTAGTGTATTCAGAAAAATTATATTTAATAAAATTACTAAAAATACCACCTAACCCAAAATTATCGTATTTAATATTATGAGTCATTATATTAGTTGAAGAGTTTATAAATAGGAGGGAAAAAGGTTCAATATTATTTATTTTAATAAGATCAATTCCATTATTTTGATAATTTACATCTTTAAGACTATCAAAAACAACTTTTCCATCTCCTATATTTTTTATTACACAATTAACATTATCTATAACTCCATTATATGATTTTGCACCAATATTATTTATTGAAGTAACAACTTTCCTGTTTAAATAATCAACAAGATTATTTATTTCATTATCAAAATCCTTATATGTAACATCACTGTTACTTTCTGATAAAGACTGATAAAAACTGTTATCTCTTGTAAAATTACTTATCATATCTAACCAAGTTTTGCTTGTATTGCCGGTGATAAATGCTCAACTGTTATTGTATTTTTAGCCAATATATTATTTATATTATGACATTTATTAGCATCATTATTCCTATTAAACCAGCAAACAAGTCTGTTTGAGTTAATAGAATTAGATTTAAACACATTAGGTGATAATATATATCTTTTTTCAGCTCCAACTTTTTTACCTACTGGGTCTGTTAATGATAAATCAGTTATGCCGGTACTATTAGCATAATATTTAATTATATTTTTTACATAGAAATTATTAAATTTAGTAATAGGAATAGTATATGGTGTTCTTTTATATTGACCTACCGGTAAAATATAATTAAAAGCATAGTTATTTAGAAACATCCTATCCCATCTATTAGTAATATTATTTCTATTACCTATATTATTTAAGTTAATAAAATTTTTAGGAATAATATTACCCCAAATATAATTCATAAGTAACTGACTTGAATTTACATCAAAAGAATTTAAAGCTAATGAATTGTCAACAATTTTAGAAGTAATTATTGACCTATCTTTAATATAATCTGATATGATAGTGTTATCTAAAAGATTAGGTATAATATTTGATAAATTATAACTACCAATTGTATTAAAAGTTATTTTATTACCTGTTATTTTAGTTGTTCCATCAATAAAATTATTACTTACTCTATCAAACATAACCCCATTTGCAGTACAAACTATTGTATGGTTTGCCATATTTTGATTTTTTATCTGCTCTACATCACCATTTGCTGAAACTCTAAAAATTGAATTTATGATATTTTTGTAATTAAGTTTTTTTATACTTATTGAATTATCAGTAAAATCATCATTATTTATTTTTTTCCATATATAACCAACATCACTTTTACTTTTTAGAATACTATTAATATCAACTTGTAATAAAGAACCTACAATAATATTATCATTTAAATTATTTAATTTAAAAATAATCTCATTATTCAAATAATTAACAATATCGTTAAACCTAGTATCAATTTCTACTGATTTAATAACATTGTTGGGATATTTAAAATATTCAAGATTTTGGTTTAATAATTTAATCGGCATTTTTACTAGTTTTTTTCTCTATATTAATACCACCTGATAAATATAAACTATCAAATATAAATTCTTTATACGCAATACCACTTATCTTTAAAGAAATACTATCAGTATGAAATCTTAAAGTTTCCTGTGGATAAATTGCTTTTTCATTATTAGAAAACTCATCAATATCAAATCTGTTTATATCAAACTTACTGTCTATCTGATTAACTTTTATTTCAGTTAGTTGATAATCTGACATATCATAATTCAAATACACTTTTATTTTAACTAATATATCCTCACTTGATTGACAACTTAAGTATATATTTTCATTATACCAAGTAGCTGTAATATTAAACCAATTATAATACAAATTAAATGGTATAGGATTATTTTCCATATCCATATAATTTTTATATTTAAGTTTATCACAATAAACTAATACATTTCCTTTATTAGCTAAATAAAGGTTTTTAGAAACAGAATCATAAAGAAATGTTTTACTATCTGAAAAATTTTGAGTAAATATTGTCCAGAAACCTTGACCTTTTAGTTGATAAATATAACAGTTATGAATAAATCTGAATCCTACAAAACCTCCATAAGGATATACAAAACAATTAAGATTTCTATATTCTCTCTCGGTAATTAGATTCTCAAGTTGTTTTCTTATATAACTATTTACATTATCAGCAAAAAATAAATCTATATTAAGGTTATTGAAACCATCTATTTTTAAACTACAAATACCAAATTTTGATAGAAAAATAAAAACATTAGGTAATTCAACAAACATGTTTTTGCTGAAAATTCCAACAGGTTCGGTTTTTTGCCACCTGAAATCACCAAATTCTATGTTCTGACCATCATTAATAACAGTTGGATCATTACCGGTCCATATTTGTACTGATTCTTTACCCCAAAATAATATTCTTCCCTGATAAGTATTAAAACACTGTAAATCGTCTATCTTATTACTATTAGAAGCAAGATTTATAGACTCAATTATTCCTTTCTGATTATACCAGTTGAATATTGATTTTCTTTTTTCACAGTAATAAACCAACATTGATTTGTCAGGACTTCTAAATTTCTTATAAAAAGAACCTCCACTATCTAAAGCAAACAACCTATCATTAATAATGTTAATGTAACTAAAAGTTGGTATTGATTTTAAATATAAAATATTAGTAGGGTTACCTATAAAATTGTCTTCAAAAGTTAAATCTATTTTAATATTATCAGTAACTGTAAAAACAACGTTAGTAATTTTATTAGGTGTTTCTAACCTTAAACCGCTTACAACTTTAACAATATTATTAATAACTAAGTTTTCTCTTAATTCATTTTCATAAAGTAAATCTACTACCAAAGATAGAGTATTATTTGAATTTTTTGTAATGGATATTTGAGTTATCTGATAATCACTTTTTAACTCTTTTAAATCAACTCCATCATAATATTGTACTGGATCAATTCCATTACATATTATTAAATATCTTTGATAATTTATGTATGAAACAATAACATTAGGATTAAAATCCAAACCTAATATAGTTAAGTTATCCACAATATCAGAATCTATAAATTTATAAATCCCAGCTCTTTCTATCCACAAATTAAATTGATTGTCAAAAAAACTTATGTCTAAATTTACTTTAAAAAGTATGTCATCATTATTTTGTTCAACATCAAATATTTCACATTTATCAGAGTAACTGTCCTGCTCTATAAAAACATAAACATTTTCAAAAAAATATTTATATAAAATAGCTTTTTGATTTCCATTTAAAGCTCTTATATCAATTGCTATTTGTGTTAAATTATCTAAAAGTCTATTTTTAACAATATCTGTTTGAAAGCTTATATAAGGTGTTTTTATAAAATAAGTTTGATAAGTAATAATTTCAGAATTACCACTAAAATTAACATAATTCATCAACTTCAATTGATCATTAAAAATAATATCTGGGTTTACTGTTTGACTAGCTACTATTTTTGTACCATTTCTTACAGATAAATTATTATCTTCATTCAAAATCATATTTTGAATGTATTTAGCATATGATAAATTATCTATTGAATTCGAGTTAATACCATTGTTAGCTGCTTTAAATACAATAGCATTCTCTCTTCCTTGAAAATTACTTATAACTTTTGACATCTAAACACTCGTATAGAAGTTTACAACATCATTTAATTTTTCTTTATATAATGTATATACAGTAGATAACTTAGTCATTTGACCATTAGTAGTTAGAAATATGTAAAATATTGCTCCAAGAACTAGTGTCTGCATTACAAGTTCATCATAAATAACAACATCTGACTCAATATCAGCATTATTTACAACTTCAACTAGAGTTTTTAATTTTGGTATCTGAAATATCTTAACAAAACTATCGCCGTCAGTATCTTTAGGATAATCTCTACAGCCTAGTATCACCTTATTTTCAGATGGTATTATATAATATTGTTTTTCAGTTAAGGAAAGAGTATCATTTGTAAGTAAATCAAAAGAACTTATTTTAACATCATAATTATAGACTGACTTTAATCTATTACTTTTGAAATCAAATGCAAAAGAGTACTCAAGATTATTTAAAACAATTTTCTGTTCTTTATAAATTAAAAATTCCTTATAGTTTCTTAATTTTAGATAAATATCATTATTAGCAAAGTTAAGACAACGTAAGTATTCCTTACGTTGTCTTTCTGTAGCTAATGTACCAAAAGCAAATTGAGAAATAGTATCAATAAGTTCTGTAACATTCATTTAAAAAACTAGTTTTTATAAGTTACTCTTATGTTCATAAATGAACCGGCTATGGTATTTGCAGCTGCTAAAACTAATATAATTAATCTTGATTTACTAACAGAAAAACTAATATTACTTCTAACTGTTAAATGATTTGCAAAAGCTGCTATAGCATCTGTTTCAGTTCTGTTTAAACCTATAAATTCAACACCAACTATATCTGAATTAATACCTATGTTTGATAAAAAGACAGACATGTAATTAACTGTAGTTCCATCAAAAGTAGCTGGAATAACTATAGATATTATTTTATCAACATAAGTACCGCTAGTAGTGTTACTAACTGCCGGTAAGATAGTAGCTTTATCACTGTTATTAGCAGCAGTAGCGTTTGCTTGTGTCATTGCTATGTTAGGATTACACCCTACAAAATTAACCCCAGTAATACCTAAAGCTGTTGCATCATTTGGTAATTGAGCAACGCTAGCTGCTCCTGTTATTGTGTATTTTACAACTAAATTCATTTTATTACCTATTTATTAAATTAATGTGAAAGAATGTACAATACCAGTTTCAAGATATGGGAATGTATTTACATTTTGGTATCTTTTAGATGGAAATTTAACAACTTTCATACCATCAAGAAGTCTTATACCCATTTCATACTGATTTTCATGATCCATTTCTTTTATGGTAATTTTAGGAGTAGTACAGATAGCTTTAGCAAAAGCCATTGAACCACATAATGCCCCATAACCAATATCAACGCCTGCATCAGTTGTAAAATTCAAATAATCAAACTCATCAATACATACTATATCAATACCACTAATTCTACCGATATAATCAGTACCATTAAAATAAGTAGGTTGTCCATCTTCTCTAAAAGGTCTGATTAACATCTCTTTTACAATAGGATTTTTCAAGAATCTTGCTTTAACTCTAGGTCCTATGAAATAAGTATAACCCATACCTTTAAAACCTTGGTAATTAGTATAATACATAGGTTTTATAGAACCCTCTGTATTTATCTTTCTACCGCCAGTTTTAGCAATTTGAAGTAAATTATTAATATGATCTATATTACAATAACCGCTGGTATCGTCAGCATAGTTAGTTGTTCCTATATTTCCGTTATTTCCAGGAACTCCAACTACACATCTTTGTTGAACTGTTTGACCAGCAGCAATTACGTTTCTAATTGATTCAGCACCAAATAATACACGATCAGAACTAATACCATCGCCGTTAGCATCTATTTGATTAATAACACAAGTTTTAATTTTAGGTGTAAAATAACTTTCAAAATCACTAGTTACTTGACCATCACCTAGTAAATAATCTTTACTTATATGGTCATTTTTACCTTTACTACCATAAGCAAAACACCAAGCAAATTGATTAATGTTTCTTCTTTTAGTTAAAAGTTCACGTTTAATTGTTATTTGCTCATTAACGCTTTTAGTAAATTGGAATTTAGCTAGATATTCAGCAATATCAAAATCTTTAGCACCTACTGCAAATCTAGTTTTACCTATATTCATTGTGCAGTTTACAGGTGTATCTAAAGTTCCTTTACCCTCTAAAGTATTTTCGTCATAAACTTCATTTACTTTACTGTTGTAAGTCATACTAAACACAAGTTCAGCACCTTTACCTTTATCAACATTTTTTTGTAAAGCTATCATGGAATTACCGGTAGAACCCATATATTTATTAAAAGGGTCTTCTGCCAACATTTCTTTCCAAAATGGGTCTAATACATCTCTCTGAAATTTATTCTGATCTTTTGGTTGACTAAAATTAAATATAGCCATTCTAATTACCTCGTTACTTATTAATTAATATTAATCGCTTATTAATACTTATTAGGTAAATAACTAATAATATTTAAAGTAAGTTTACACGCTTTAAAGTAATACTAATTATGTCTATTATTACATATCAAATAAACTTTGCAAATGATCATCATACTTTTTAGTTGTACTAAAACTTGATGATCTTGAATGTATCTGTTTATTATCGTTTTTATCAAAATAATTGTCAACACTTTCTTTATTTGTGTTAATTTGTTCATTTAATTTTGATATTTCATCTTGCAAGCTGTTAACAAATGCAAATATATTTTTATGTTTTTTTAATCCTTTTTCAAAAATATTTCTATAATCCTGACCAAGCATCAATAACTTTTCTATAGCATCAGTAGGCTCTGCTTCCTCAAGATAATCCAATAAACTTTGTCTTTCATCAATATTTAACAAATGAACTGAATCATAAAAAGCTTTATAATTAGTATCAACCTCTTTTGATTTATTATATTTCTTAAAGTTTTGAAATTCATTCTCAAGTTTTTCAAGAATTGTTTTTGATTTACTATCAGTTTTAGAAACCTCATCTTTTGTTTCCAATTCATCTTCTTTAAAATCAAATATTGAAGTTAATTTATTAACAGCATTATTAAACTCCTCCACATCAAGATATGTATTATCCGGATCAAGTATAGATTTTTTCAATTCCTCAATTGTAGAGTTGAATTTCTTTTTACTTAAAACAAATTTTTGATTAGTAGTCTGATAAGTTCTTTTAGTATCATTTAAAGCTTTTTCCAAACTTTTTACCTGTTTTTCAAGATCAGTTTTATCCTCAACTACCTTTTTATCATCCTTAACAGATTTTTCTTCTTCAATACCTATATCTTTAGTTTCAGCTTCTGTTGTTTTTTCTTTAACTTCTATATCAGCTTTTTTTTCATCTTCAACTTTTATATCAGTAATATCTTTTTTACTTTCCGTATTTTTATAGACTTTAATTTTATCATGTATCTCACCAAGTACACTATCTAAATCATTTTCACCCATTTTTATCCTCTTGTTGATTTGGAATTATACCTTGTTGTAATTGCATTTTTTCAACTACAACCCTTTTATATTCAGCAGATAATTTATAACTTGACACCTCACCTATACCCTCCTGTTGCAAGAAATAAGGTGATGACAATAACATATCTGCAAGCCCACTACCTATAATAGTATTAAATATTTCTTTCTCTTCTTCAATACTAGAACTAAAGTTAAGTGAAGTTGTTGGATAAACTTCAAAATTAAGTAGTGATATATCGCTATCAATAACAGCACTATCTTGTTTTCCCTCATTGTAAAATGATATTACCTGTTTAAAGTTTTCTATTCCCTTTAAAGTATCAAGCATTAATCTTCCCTCGGAAGTAAGCATATACTCATAAGCAAGTACTAAAGGATTCTGGGCATTCAAAGTAGTATTAATCCTATTCTGTATGGCTACACCACTTTCAGCATTAGTAGGTTTTCCGGCAAAATCATCAAATAATCCTGATAAATTCTGAAACTCCCTATTTAACATATCAAGTGAGCTAAGGATTCCTTTTATATCATTGCTATTATCAACAACAGTAATATCTTTTGGGTCTACCTGTATAAAACCCCTTTTCTTTTTGGATTCTATATTATACATCTTAACAAATTGTTCATAATCCATACTACTTGCTTTAGGATTACACATCGTTAATTTAGAATTAGCATAATGGAATAATTTTGACACCTCAACATTCCACAAATCCTGTAATTCTATCATGTAATTTGTACTACCTATGAACTCACCGCTTGTACTTCTTGAGTAAACCATAGGAACATATGGGAAAAATGTTTGATTAGGTACTTGTTCAGCTATTGCCCCATGATAAATTAATATATCATTACAAAATACAGTTTTATAAATTTTAGTACCTGTTTTTATATCTGCTTTACCTGTTGCTTTCTGTTTTACCAAATCTTCATTGAAAGTAGTAAATATAGTATCATCAAATTCTTTATATGTATTATCTATCTGTCTATCATTATTATCATTTGTTTGTATATCACAAACTGCTTCAAAATACTTATCAGATTTTTTAGTATATAACTCAACTATCCGTATTGACTTTCCATTTACCCAAATATCTGTAGGTATTTCACTATAATCATCAATATTTAAATATTGATTAGATTTATTATTAGCTATCATAGCGTCAAATTCAGAAGAATATTTTGGAAATAAATTTTTTAACTTAATAGCATTTATAAAATAACTTCTAGCTACAACATTCTGATTTTCAAGCCTAGGACTTAAATCATCAGGGTCAAAAAACATTTCCCTACTATTTACCCATTCATAACAGAACCTATTGTTTTCATAATAAAAATGAGACCAACCAATACCACTAGTTAAAGCTGACTGACACTTTAAACTAGAATAAAACATATGGCTATTTTGACTTTGTATATTAAAAGCCCAGTTTTTTATGTAATTTGCTAAATTAAAATGATATTGAGAATTAGTTACAGGTAAAAAACCAACTCTTTTACCGCTTTTTATTAAAATACTTAAATACCTATCAACAATTGGTTTAATTCTATTAATAGTTATAGGTTCACAACCTATTTGTTGTAACCCTTGTTTGTCCTTAACATTATTCCATTGTTTATTATAATAATAATTACTGTTTATAATATCATTTTCAAACCAATTTTTTCTTATTTGAGATTCTGCTAAATATCTAAATAATTCTTTTGAATCATCTAATATCTGTCTTTTATTCATGTTTCCAACAACTCATAACCAGTTAATATACAAGAAAAAACTTCACCATAAGACCCACTATAACAAACAAGATTATCCCCATCCAATAATAAATGTTCTGAAATTTCAGAACTATTACCTTTAGTTACCATTAATAAATCAATAGTTTGATTAGGGTTTAATAGTAAATTATAACAGATATATCCTTTTTCTATAGGATTTTTTAATAATCTTATATCTTCAACAGTTATACGAATATTACTGTCTGTTATATTTGTACACCGCAAAGAAGTTATAATAGTTTGCTTTTCAACACTTATTAGAACTGTTTTTGTATTAGATATTGATTCAAAATTATTTTTAATATTATTGGTAAAAATCATTAATATTTGATTATTTTTTCAATAATTTCTTTCATTTTAATAAATTTATCATTAAAAATATCTTTTTCTTCCAAAGATATTTCTTCTTTTTTACCTTTTTTAATTGAAATATACATCACAGATTGTTTAATAAAATCATTAATTACTGAAAAACTAGTAATTAATTCATTTAATTCACATACTTTTAATATTTCTGATAAACTCTCTATTTTATTTTCTTGATCCATACTTAACCTAATATTTTTTCTAAGTTGGCAAGTTGCTCTTTGATAAGATTAATATCATTTAAAAGAGTAGCTTTTCTTGCTTCTGTTGCGATTGTTACCTCTCCTGAGAAATAAAGCACACCATCACTATATAAAGCTTGAACATATTTAGGAAGAATCTGGATAATCTCTACTGGATTTTGATTTTCATTCATAGATTTACTCGTAAGGGTTAAATTTTAGTTATTATAAATTAATTTATTTTTTAATCAATTATTATTTAGAGAAGTGTAAGCAGCTAAAAATTCCTTGATTTTAGTAATATCATCTTCAATTTCAAAAATAGCATTATAAGCAGCTTCTAATAACGCTTGAAACTGATCTGAAGTTTTATCATATCCTCCTTTAAAAATATTGTCGCAATTAACTTTTACAATTCTATAGTCGGATTCAAACCATTCTATATATTGAAGTGCTGGATAATTAACTGGTATAACGTTATTCATATTTTTTCTCTAATTTATTTATTCTTTTAATACAATCTTGTAATGCACATAAAGTCAAATCAGCTAAATGTTTTGAACTTATAGTCGGACAATCTTTGTAAGTTCCATATACAAAAACTTTTAAATTTTTTTCTTGAATGTAAACTTTTTGATTTGCTTTAATATTTATTAAATTTTCATTTATTGAAGTTATATACATTTCTATAGCAGATTTATCTATAACTATCCATATTTTATCCCCTATTCTAATTTCTTCTTGTAATATTTGATCAAAAAGAATAGAGTAATTTGTATTATCTATATTATTTAATATTCCAAAAAGCATAATATTCGGTACAAATCTAAACTCTTTATTTGCAACATAATTAGGTAAGTATTCCATAAGTTGCTCTGAAATTACACCAAAAAACTGCCCTGTTCTTTCTGTCATAGGATCTTTAAAGCTATATTTTACAATTGGCATATTTTTTATTATTTCACTAGCTTCTTGACCAACTATTTCCCCTTGTTCTAAAATATTTTTAAGATTTTGAGAACTCCAAGCATTAAATTCCGACCCTCTAATTCTTCCATCGCATTTTAAATCATATACAGGAGCATCATTAATTGTTCCAACTAAAGATTGTGAAAAACTATTTTTAGCATAATATACAAATGTTCCTTGTTCTTTAATAAAAGGGTTATAAGTATTTTTTATATACATAGACCTTGTAACATAAACTGGGTACGTTTCATCCCAATAGCTAATATATTGCAAAGCACTTGGTTTACTTGACGCAATTGCATTTTGAACATAATTTTGATTTACACCATCAGTAGAAAGAGTAGGAGGGGAAACTCCTTTTATATTTCTATTTCCTAAATCCATACTACTATTATTTAAACGCATAACTTGGGTAGCACCATCAGTTCCTATTTTAAAATTAAATCCTCCATATCCCCGTAATTCCATCCCATCTATTGTAGAATTATAAATTATGCCGTGATTATTATCAAAAGGGGTGCTATTTCTTAACCAAATACCTTGATCTTGCATATAAATTGTATTTATAGTAGTATTGATACTAGTTGTTCCAGTTCCACTAATAGCTCCAGTCAAAGATATATTAGTCTCACCCCCTAATTTAATCCAATTAGTACCATCAAAAATCTCTAGTTGAGCCATTTATAAACTAGTATTTAATCTCATCATTCCAACAGTTGGAGTACTTGGTCTCTGTGCTGTTGTTCCATTTGGTATAGTCATACTACCATTTCCAGTAAAAACTGGATTGTTAGCGATTGATATTGTTGCTACATTATTATTGACTGTAACAGTAATTTGGTTTGTAGTACCTAAAACATTTGAAATGCCATTTTGAGATAATTTAGGAAAGATTAATAGATCAGTACCAACTGCCGTAACAATCGAAGTTAACATCCATGATGTTACGGCATTTTCCGTTCCGTTTATTACATTAACAATTGTACCTCTAACCATTTGAGACGGGGAATCAAAATCAGTAACTCTTGTTAATACCCAGTTTGTACTTACTGAACCTATATTTGTTACTATATATATTCCGTTTTGCAAGGCAGATGTTTGATTTTTAACTAAAACCCTATTTCCTGAAGTAACTTGTAATCCATCAATAGTTAAAGCTGCTTGTGTTCCTGAATTAGTTAAAGTAGCTCCAACCCCGCTAGTACCATTTGCATAAGTAGCAGTTAAATTAGCCGTAGTTGCTACAAGAGTTGCAGGTACGCTACCTATTGTGTTTAAAACCCAGTTTTCACTAGCTAATGAAAACCAGTTATTGCCGTCGTGAAATTCTTGTCTACCAACAGGTAAAAGTAACTGCCCCATATCTTACTCACAAAATATATTAAATTTCTATATTATATCTTATCATCCCAACCTCTGCAATACTTGGTCTTTCAGAAATATTGCCAACTGGAATTTTTATTGCCTCTTTACTTAAAAAATTTACATTTTGTTTAAAATTAACTTTTTTTTCAAAATAAAATTTTTCATCATAGTATTTATAGTCCATTAATAAAATTTCTTTTCTATCCCAACCAATTTGACCTTTATTATGTCCTACATAATACAAACCAAAATTTTTAAGAAATCTATAATGTGAATTAGAACTATCATTTTCAGGATAACTTTGCCATACAAACCCCTCTTGCGCTGGAACATAACCTAGTTCATTTTTATAACCAAAAAGCCCTATAGAAACTGGAAATAAATCATTTGTAGTAGTAAAAGAAGAATCCCACGAAGTTATTCGCAATCCTGGTTTAAAATTACCGGCTGCTCCAAAATGATTTGCATCAAACCAAATATTACCCCCTTGCTTATCGTAATCGTCTGTATCTTCATATTTATTCAAAGTTCGTAATGGTTTATATTTACTCCATAGATATTCAGAATAACCAGTTGTCCATCCTATATTTATTAAAAATTCTGTTAATAGACCAAGACTTGCGTATCCTGTTATTGCTGTTAATTGAGATTGTATACTAGTTTCTAATGTAGTAATTTCTTCTATAAGATCAGCTGGTCTAACATAATCATTTAAAGTAGGAACTTTCCCCCCAGATGCTATACTAATTGATCCGTTACTTAAAGGAGCAATTTTTAAAATACCTGAACCAATTAAATTTAAAGATTGTGCATTAGGTAATTCTATATTAGAAGTACGTAAAACATAAGTTGCATCTTTTGGAGCATAAGTCGGAATATCAACCTCAATAGGAATATTATTTTCTCCACCCTTCCAGTATTTATCAGTAGTTAAATACATATTAGCAGCAGGTAATCTTTCTACTCTTGAAAGTAGTTTTGCAACATCTTGTCCCTCTTGTATTAACTCTGGTCTAATAAGTGCAAGTTGCATGTTTGCTTGTAGTGGAGCGGCTACATCTACATAATCTTTTCCAGCTATAGCAGTTGATAAAGTACCAGTAGCATTATTAACTGTATTTTTTAAAAGACCTGTCTGTAAATTTCCAAGAGACTGTGCCTTAGTAAAAGTATATGTTGTTCCAAGTCCATATAGTTGCTTTAATGGTTCTGGAATAAGATACATTTTAGGATTTTCCCAATCAAATATTACAGTAGAACTGCCAACAATAAAATTAGCATTATCAAACCGTTTCATTATTTGCGCTGCTCTTACCTGTGTCATCGCTAAAGATGAAGAGATATCAGTTCCTATTGGATTTCCGAATGTATCATATTTTGTTGCAAATATTTGAGGTAAGAATGGACCAGACATTACCCAGTCAAAAGGGGATAAATAATCAAAAGTAGGGTTTGGAATCCTAAAATCACCTATAATCGGACTTATAGGGTTTGGAAATACTGCCTCAGCTAAAGGTGGTAAATTTATAACTCCAATATTAAGTTGTGCTACAGGTTCATTATCATAATCACCTATCCATATTCGGTTATGGTCTAGTTTTTTTAATTCTTCAAAATTCCTTATTTTTCTTTTTAAATCTATTATATCTTGGCGTATATCAATTAATACTGGCGACTTGAAAGATTTTCCGCTTTTATCTCCAAGCAATATATAACCTTTATCTATCGGTAATTTACCAGTTACAGGTGAAATAAAATTATATAAACGATCGTACTTCATGCTGTTAGACGTGTTAATATACTTGAAATTTTATCACTTTCATTTGAGTAATGAGTATCAATTAAATTGGCAAGATCACTAAACCAAGCTACTGTGCTATTATCAAGTTCATTCGGGAAGTCTGGCGGAAACTTTGGTTGAAACTTATAATAATATAAATCTATATTAGCTTGATTGGTTAAACTTGTAGTTCTATTATCTAGATAATCAAGATAATATCTTACGTATTCTTCCCCTCCAACCATAGCTACATTCATCAAACCAAATAATCTAACTGCTGCGTGAGATATGCCAGTTTCAGTGCCGCTGCCGTCAAAACTCATATTGCCTATACCACAACCAACATCTACTATAACAATTCTAGTAGCATTAGGTTTAACAGTTAAACCAACATTAATTGCCGCTAGTATTGCATCATTAGCGTATATTCCTCCATCACTATAAATATGTCCGTTAAAACTATGAGCAGGTAAATAAATTGGAGCAGCAGAGGTTGCACGAACAACATCTACTATTTTTGCAGTATTACCAATAAAATAAGCTGGATCATTAAAATTAGAAAACATTACATATCTTTTCATGTCTTCTTCATACGCAGGAATAACAACAGGAATCTTTAAGTTTGCAAGCGTATTTGTACCAAAATTATTTACAAGAACTTGTTGGAGTATATTACTTCCATAGTTTGAATCTTCGTACGCCGATTTATAAAAAGGATCATCTGTAGCTATCATTGCTAATTTTTGTGCAACATTAGGTCTATTTGAATCTTCGCTCGCATTATGACTACCAGAAGCTACATCAGTTGCTGTTCTGATGGTAAATATACGTTTTGCGTAAGTAGTAAAAAAACTTTCCATTTCATCTGGGGTTTTCTCGAAAGAATACCCGCAAGTAAGTATTCCTCCAATAGATGTTCCGCACATAACATCAACATATTTCCAGAAATCAGCTTGCGGTATTCCCCATTGATGCAGGAACTTCTGCATAAAACGATTAGAACCATATCCTTTAGCCCCACCACCGGGAAAGCTAAATATCCTAAGTGTATTTGTATCCACAATTATACCCAGATTGTATTATCAACAATATTCTTATATTTGAAATCATCATTGTATCTGTTCTTCATACAATCCTCAAGGCTATAACGTAAACAATCAACTAAATGGTTATTTTTATCTTCTATTTCGTCCTTAATTTGCCCACTATGTCTATCAGTTTTGTATTTAAGGTTATAAACTTCTTTCAATAACTCCTGACAACGTGGATGAACATAGCATTTTTTAAATGTTTTTATATATTCAATACCTGCTTCAATTGAACCTCTACCTTTTATTGCAGGTTTTACAGGATAGCCATATTTGCTTAACATATCAATCAAATCAGGTCTTGCATTATCGGCAGTTGCAGTATATTTGCCTTTTTTCTTATAATCTTTTAATGACTTTTCTAATTCATATCCAAGAATATCAAGAGTAACATTTGTTTTTTTATATTCATGAGTTATGTAAAGATTTTCATCTTGAATATAACATCTAATTCCAGCAGTTGGATCACTGAAACCAAAATCTATACCATAATAAGGAAATATTCCCTGTGGTTCTTCAAATTCCTGTATTACAAAAAACTCATTTCTAAATACGTGTCTTTCAGTATTTATTAAACACTCACCTCCATAAACGTGCATATATGTATTAAAATCGTTTTCTCTCATCCTAACGATTTTAGCTATAGCATCACTGCTTAAATGTGGATTATTATACCAGTTTAATTGTTTAATAAATAAATCTTCGCCGTATTTCTTTTTACCATTTACAATAAACTCTTGATACAAAAAATCAGTTTCATTTTCAGGGTTCATAGTTACCCACAATTCACATCCTTGTTCTCTAAGTGTATTGTCTACTATATCCCAAGCATATTTACTAATGAATGACCCCTCTTCAAGCCATAAAATACCAATATTCTCAACTGATTTTATACCAGATGTACGATAATCACGAATACCTTTAAAAAGTATTTCAACACCTGTTAATTTATTTACAATGTAAGTATTTGTGATGTGAAAGAAATTTCTATATTCTTCTACTCCGTCAATTACTCTCATGTACAAAGCATGAACACTGTCCTTAATATCACCTAAATATTCTCGTCCAGCTACTATTTTTCTCCCTATAAATTCTTTATTGAAAGATAATCTCAAGTGTGCTTTTACAACAGACGTAGATTTCATTGACATACGCCCACCATGTAAAACTTTATATGATATAGGTTTGTAAAGATTGTTTTCCCAAGGTTCTAAGTTGTAAATATCAAATTTATTCATCTTCTAAAGAATTGTTTTTTACAACAGAAATTGACATTATTTTTTTATGGTATTTATCCATTAACTCTTCTTCATAATTGCCATCACTATTAATAATTTTTAATGGTTTATTCAAGAATTCCTGTGTTATTGTGATGTTTGTTGCTTCATCTTCTTTTTTCATTCTCATTCTATTGTTCAGATAATAGAATAAACTTGCTTTACAACCAGACCTTATATTTTGAACTAATATGTTTGATACTTCCGCCATAAAAGTACCTTGTCCTATTTCAAAAGCTTTTTTAAGTTCAGGTATTTTTTCTTCTCTTTGTAGATATGTTGTAAGAGACATATTAAATCTCCTAGCTATTTGCTCTTTAGTCATACAGATAGCCATTTCTTGAACTTTAGCAATATTTTCATCTGTAAACTCTGCTTCCTGCATGCAAGAAAGTTCTTTTTTCTCTATTTTTTTACTTATTTTTTTCTGTAATTTGTCATTTTTATTCATTAAACTAGAAAACTCTTCTTTTTGAATAATTAGAATATTTGAAATACGTTTTAAACCCTGTTCTAATTTCTTTTGATTTTCTTTTAAAACGTCAATTTCATTTTTATGATGTTTTAACTGATTATTACATTTTGTTAATTCAAATTCAATATCTGACATTTATCATAATCTACCAGCTAATCCAACACATCCAACATAACCATATTGCTTTATATATTTTATATCTTCAAGTAATTTCTTCTTTTTCAATTGTATCTGCTTTAATTTGAACTTATCAAAAGCGTCATCGTTTATAATAAATATTCTACGATTGGCGTTAGAATTTATCCTATCCCATTCATCATAAACTTTTTTAAATTTTATATCTTCAGTAGAAGTATATTTGTTTATATGGTTTTGAGATATGTTGATTTTAATCATTTAGCACTAGTACCGATTATTTCAAAAAGTATTTTTATATTGCTTTTTAATGTTGTGTTTTCAAGTTCAATATTTACTAATCTATTTTCTAATTCAGTTATTCTCTCAAATATAATTTTTTCTTCAAACATTGGTTTTTGCAAATCTAAATTTATCCTTCTATCTGTTTTATCAGTTAATAACATAATGTTAATCAATTTTTATTTAAAGACTTATTGTAGCACAACTCTATCTAAATGTCAAATTTACCTAAATAATCAAATGACGAGTTTTAAGCTACCATAGGAGCGTAAGTCTATTTGTAATGATAGTTTCCCTATTAAATTTTAAATTACGCTCCTATGGTGGCTTAAAATGGCTAAAAACTGTATTTTTTATTAAAATCTATGTAGACTTCTATTAATTCTAGCGTCTTAACCATTAAATTTAATTCTTTAGCTGCATAATTGATATGCTTTGAAGTTGTCTGACTCCAATAACCTAACCTCCATAAAGTTCTATTTTTAATATCAATCTCGGCAACTTTCGTGCCGTATGAATAAACAAAAAAATCATCGTAGCTTAAATTTTGTCTGTATTTGATAAATTTCATAAAAATAACCTCTTTTATTGTTGTAATTCAATAATATAATTGTTTCTAATTGTTGTCAATAGGTATTTTTATTAAATTTAAAAATATTTCTGATAATTTGAAAATGACGACCACGGCTTTAATAAAAAATATTTTTAAATTATCAAAAATTTGTTGTTGACATATCCACAAAAGGAATCGTATGATTCACAGATAAAATTTAACTAAAAAAAGTTATCCACAAAGTTATCCACATAAAAACTGTTTATAACACTGGCTTAGAAGGAGTTATCCACAAAGTTATCCACAATTTTAAAAAAAGTGTGAATAAGGTGAATAAGGTGAAGATATAAAAACAGTTATTCACACACATCTCAACATCAGTCTACAAAAGGCTTTCAAAACATCTATGTGAATAAGGTGAAGATATTTTCCTATCTTTATACGCGTATATATTTTACCTTTATTTTTTTCTTATATATTATATACTTATTCACCTTATTCACCTTATTAACAAAATATATATAAAATAAAGGGTTGGAAATATGTGAATAAGGTGAATAAGGTGAAGAACTACTTATAAATTTGTGAATAAGGTGAATAAGGTGAAGAAATATTTACATAAAAATATTTTTAAATTTAATGAAAATATCTATTGACAACATTTAGAAACTATTGTATAACAGACTTAACAAGAAATTTATGTGCAACCTTTTCTTGTAGAAGTAAAGTTAAATACAATCAACAATTAAAGAGAGATAAAATTATGTTAACAAAACAATTCTCCGGAATACACATTGAACCTTTTTATAAACAACATTACTTACCAAGATTTGAGTTAAACAAGAGATTTGACGATGGTAAAACAGAATTGATTATCCCTGATTTCATTCTTGAAAATAATTTAAAGGATGGTTACGACATTAAACTCAAATACAACACAAATAAATATGACAGTTTTTTGGATTATGTCCAAGATAAATATGATGTGCTTTATTATGAAGCTAAAGACTTTTTAGAAGCTGACTGTTTAATGTATAACTATGTGTATGAGCCTCGTATATATGATGAAGAGATTGCTGACCTTTGCAGATTCATACCTTTTGAAATACAGACTGAAGATGAAGATTTACAGCTTTTGTCTTTTGGAGGTTGTGGTATGGACTTTACATACAAACTTGAAGCATATCAGTTACTAGCTGACGGTTCTTACGATGAACGCTCTTACTTTGTTGAAAAAGGTATTAGTTATTTTGAATATTATTACGGCAAGGATAGTAAAGTAGTAAAAGAGATTAACAAATTGCTTGAAAACAGTAAGGCAGCTTAAAAGATAGGTAGAACAATATGAAAAATAAATTGTATAGTGAATATTTAATAGATGGTAAATGTGAGTATTATATTGATAGAAATTTTAATAAAATATCAGAAATTTTCGAGTATTTTTGTAAGAATAACTTACTAAAAAAATTAAATTATGTTGATAAAGACGGATTACAATTAGTGGTAGGTCGTGATTATTTAGCAATAAGAAAATCTGATGATAGGGGAATAGTATATGAAGTTGAGAATAAAAATTTCAATGGAATAACTAGAAATATACCTATTTCATATTTATTCAACGTTACTGCAAAATCAGATGAATTTATACAAATTTCAAATAATTTAAAAAATTTAATATCTGCCGATAATCTTTTTGTAAAAAAATGTAGAGGTTTTAAAAAATATAAATTTGTTAAGTTTTTATTAAACAGTCAGAAGAAAGAACATAAAGAAACATACGACCATTTAAAGCAATTCTTATATTTTTTACATAAAGAATTAGAAGTTAAATGGAATTTTTAATAAATTACTTTTGAATAAGAAAACAGCTTAGAATTAATTAGGTAAAATAATATGAGCAAATTTGAAATAAACTTTTTTAGTTTAACTGAAATTGACAGAAAATATAAAGAAGAAATATTTTATTATTATAGTTTAAAACTATCAACACTAGAAGACGTAAAGAGCTTTTTTGCATCAGATTTTTATAATAATGCTTGTGAAGATATTGGAGGAATCGGTGATGGGGTTGTAATTACTGAAAACGACAAGATTATATACAAGGAAATAAATGCTGGAATATTTGATAATAAATTCTTGATTTATAGAAATAGTGAGGATGAACTATTTTATATAGAGCAACAAGAGGGGGATATTGAAGATAAAGATCTTGTTATTGTAGATAAATATAATATAGCTGGACACGGGTATTGTTTTGAAGAGGTAGATATTAAAGAAGAGGTTATAGTATGAAGCTAAAACATTTAAAACTTAATGAAAAGAAAATAACTAAAAATAGTTATGATATTTTAAATTCTGAACCAGCTATTTTATTTTTTAGTTCTTCAAGACAAGGCGACTATAAAGATAAATTGAAATTTATATGCTTAAATGATTTAAAATATTTCATTGATAGTTCAACATTCAATTATTTATTTAATAATGAATATATTGACTACATTAAAGTAACTCAAGGAAGAAAAACAATATTTGAATACGATAATAGGGAGGTAATAGCATGAGTAAAGGAAATAGAAAGAAATACGATTATATAGATGATAATTACACTCTAGCAGAAATTGACGCAGAGATTAATTATGATGAAAAACAGGCTTTAGCAAGATATAGACAGATTGTAGAGAATAGAAAGAAAACTGAAAATACTTCTTGTGATAGTCTTTTGTACTTTTTAAATTAATGAATAGGTATATAAAATGAGCAGATTTGAAAAACTATTATTAGAAGAAAACCTAGTATACGGCAATCAACAATCTAAATATGAAATGAGGGTAATACATATACCTAATAAAGGTAAAAATGCTTCTGACGATGATATAATCCATAGCGAATTACAATTTACAAGCTTAACTGATTTCAACTTCTTTTTGTTATCAGACCATTACGACAAAATAGTTAAAAGTACTG